TGCGTCGCTGTTACAACCAGCGAGTGAGTCTCTTGCCCCAGTGCTCGCAGTTCTTTCCACGTTGCGTTGATCTGATCGCGTTCGCTGTCCCCAGCGCTCGCAGGGGGCGACAGAAGGTCAGCGTAGTCGACCACGATGACGTCAGGCGATCCCCATCCCGCACGAGCCCACGAGTCGAGCACGCTGCGCATGCCGGAGACGCTAATCGACGAGTTAGGATGGGTCGATAGCTTGAGCTTATTTCCATACTTCTCGCGAGTGAGCTTCAAGTATTGATTGGCTTCCTTCCACGTCATCGCTTCCTCGAAGTGTCGCTCCTCTCGCTCGACTGCGGCAAAGCGAGTGTCTGGGACGTGCTCGATCGACGTGGGATACCAAACAGGCTTGTCCGATGTCGTCGCCTTCAAGGGACGCTTGGCAGCACGACACGCGAAGCGGAGCATAATTTGCCCTTCGCTCATATCACCCACCTCGAAGAACGCAACGTGGCGACCTTGCTGCATTGCTCGCCAAGCCATGTCCAAAAGCCAGAAGGTATTGTGGACGAGACAATCATTGGCGACAAAGCAATGGTGTTTGTTAACTCCAAGGTCGTAGGTCTTACGCTTGCCAACTGCTCTGATTGAAACAATAGGATCCCAGAGGACCTCTGAATCCAATAACGCCTTAACTCGCGAATCTTCAATGCCTCTGAGGCAAAGCCTCATCATCGGTTGCCGCAATCGTAATTGCTCTCGGATCTTCTCTGTCTGCTGACCAAACACTCTGAGCAACGATCCTTTACCGTCCTGCTTTACTGTCTCCCATAGCTCTCGCATAACCTCATAAGGAATGCGATCAAGGAATGACCGCATGGATGAATTGGGTGTCGGCTCTGTTTGCTTACCAGAAAGAAAGTTGATTTCCTCAAGGAACAAGTTCACGTATTCCTCAGAGCGTATCGAGATTCGCCAGGCGTCGAATAGTTCGCCTTCGCATGTCGCTTGCTCATAGGTCATCTGGAACACAATTCCAAACCTGCTCAGTAGGTGACCGATTTGATAAATTAACTTCTCATTCGCCAATGTAATCTCGATTTGCTTTCCCGACCGCGATGGATAAATAGATCCATCACAAGAGAAAAGGATCCGAAGGAACAACGCAATCTGATCCTTCGGACAGTTAAATACTTGAGGAGGAATTCGTTTGGTTTTAGCTGAGCAGCCCCGTAATTGGTACTTCCTCGTATAGGTCTGAGCGACACGATTGAGGAGAAAACTAATTCCATCGGGCCGGGCATCTATTCCTAGCTCGCGAATGGAATCCAGGAAATCATTTATCAGGATAGGATCGGTGTTTGTGAAACTCGCGTTACACCCCGCCTTCCTGCCTTGCCAATAATTCTGAGTGGTGCATCCTTCGGCAATCATATAGGCAACAAACTTTAATTCTGCCTCAGGTACGCGATTCATTCCAAAGAACGCAAGCCGTTTCGGAACAGCAATGAAATCTCCAGGACGAAGATCATCGAGGAACCGCCAGCCCGTCGGCGTTTGGTATTCGTGGTTTCCTGTCGTTGTTACTCGGCGTCCTGTTCGCGTCGTGACCTCGAAGCATTCCTTCTCTCCATTTGACCATAGTTGGGTGGGGGCCTGAGCTATGAATTTTTTGGTTTGTTGGTTTTGGACGATGATCTTATATGTCATTTCCTTTTCGACATACTCGCGAATTGTAACGATCCCTCCATCCTCAAGGAGAATCTCCGAATCCTCTGCGATACACTTGCCTCGCTTCTCGGGAGCCTCGAACGCGATCAAGCCATCTCGCTCAAGCGCGTCCTCGAAAAAGTTGCCAAGAGCCCCTGGGTACTTGATTAGAGGCTCCTTCTTCCGCTCGAAGGCTCGCTTGATCGCAGTGCGATCGCTCAAGACGTCGACCCCTGCCGCTGCTCCGATCTCGACACGGAACGACTTGTCGACACGCTGCGAGGCTTTCGCGACGTCTCCATTGGCAAGGTCTGACTCGATCGCGTCCCGCAGCTTCGCAAGTCGCACCTTCTCAAAGTGCTCTGCCGCGAGGTCAACGATGAGGTCCGTGTTCGACTCACGAGCGAGTGAAACATACTCGCCGGACAGCCCTTGCAGGAGCTTCTCGACAAGCTCGACAGTCTCCGCGTCGCGAGCTTTCTCGGCCCACGTTTCGAATAAAGCCTCGATCGACTTGCCTGGAGCCTTGCCGTATCGCTCGTGGTAGTCGACGCACCACTGTCCGATGAGGTTCGCCCACCTCGAGTTAAAGAGGCCCTCTTTCGTCCAGCGTGATGAGATGCGACCGAGGACGCCGTCGTCGACGATCAAGCCGGTCAGGATGCGACGCTCGTGGGACCCGTCTCGTTTTTCTACTTGCACGACAAACCCTCCAGAAGCATATTCCAATATTTGAACTCACCACCCCAGGCATCCATTGCCCCTTTCATCGTCTTCTGGAATCGCTTCGCCTGAATGGAGAAGGCTTCGCGAGTCAGATCCCCATGCCATTCTTTCCAGTCCTTCACTTGTTTGTGAACATCACGCAGCCAGATCTCCACGTAGTGATCGCTTTGTCCGACGAGTGCTGCGAAGTGCTCGAGGTATCGCTTGAAGCGGTCGACGTCTTTCCCTTCCGCTGGGGACTTCGTTCGTAGTCTCTTTATACCTCGGGTCAACTCGTCGTGCGCGTCAAGCGACATCTGGACGACGACCTCCACCTGATCTCGCGTCCCTTTGGGCCATGCGAGTGAATGCAGTCGCTTGGTCACGCCCTTTGCCTTCTCGCTGATCTCGACACAAGCCCCGAGGTCTTTCTGGACGAGATCTTCCAGCCAGTTGAATCGCTTGCGGAAGGTAATGGCATCATCGATCCTGGGCACGTCTTTTCGTCGACAGTTTTGCCGGTACCAGTCGAGGGCTCGCGAGATTCTTTCCTCTGCCTTTTCCGTCAACTCTTGCCGCAGCAAGCGGAAGGCGTTTGCCTCTTTCTTGATGGACCATCTAGTTGGGCAACGCTTCCGAACGTCGACTACCAAGTGGTACAAAGCGTCTGCGCAACTTTCGTCGAATGTAGTCGATTTGGTGGGCTTCTCTTTTGCCTGGTTGAAGACTGCCACGGCAGAGGTTCCTCCATTATCTCGCTGGGACGTGGTGCACGTTTTGCTATTTGCTTTTCTATCTTCTTCTATACGTAGTATAGAAGGACCAGCGCAATCTATTGCGCTTTGACGCGCAATAGATTGCGCTGTCCGCGCAATAGATTGCGCTGTCCGCGCAACTCCTTGCATGGTGTTATCCCATGATGTGTAGAGTGTCCGCCGCCCTTCGTCCTGTCCTTGCTTCAAGAGCTTCAAGCGGATGAGCTTGCGGATGATTAGTTGAGCCATTCGCATCTTGACACCCATCAGCCCCGCAAGGTACTGCGTGGATGCCCAGCAAGGCATCCCTGAGGCTTCTGTCAGGCTTTCTACGATCGATAAAAGCATCATTTCCGAGTGAGTTATGACCTTGTCACGCATCAGAAACACGATCGAGGCGGGGATCCAGATGCCCCGAAACTGAAGGTTAGGGTCCTTGCCCATTGTCTATCCTATATCAAGAGTGATCGAAGTTCCATCAACTCGTCTTCGTCCGCTGTCGCTGCATCCTTCGCGTCGAGGATCACGTTCATCGTCTCACCCGGGAACGTCTCGAGGAGATCACATAGCTGCCTCGCTCGTCGCTGCGCTGCGGGCTCATTGTCAAAGCACACTATCCGCCTCGAGTACCGCGACATCCGCAGCACTTGAGCAGGCTTCCAGCCCGTGCCCAGCGTCGCGACAGCACCGGGACCGACTCGCCAGACATCAGTAGGACCCTCGTGTATGCTGATCGCGTTCGTGGCATAGTCTTCCCCATAGAGGAGCGTTTTATGCGGTACACTTTCATCCTCGTGCGATGCCGATATGTAGCGGAGACCAGTGTCGACAAGTGATCGAGTCGTCCAGCTGACGATCTGCCCCCGCAGGTGGATGGGGATGAAGATTCGCCATGCGAGCTTGCTCGACAGTCCTATTCCTTGCACCTTCCAGAGGTCTTCGATCGCTCGAGGCTTGAAGCCTCTGCCACGTAGATAGACACGATGGGGCTTGAGAAGGGGACCCAGTCCGTTGGGGAGCTTGAGGCGTCCTGCTTCTCGCTCGATCACTTCGCGTGGTGAGCTATCGAGGTCGAGCGTCTTCACTTCGCTCCAGGAAAGCCCCGTCAGCGTGACGAGGGTCTTGGAGACATTGTGGGGTCCGCATCGCCAGCAGTTGACATAACCGCCTGCGAGATTGAACCCCATATAGGGCTTGTTTGGATCAAGCCCTCCAAAGCAGAAGGGGCAATGAAACTGGATCCACCCGGGCCTTGCATATTTGCCTTCTGTCTGGTAGGGGACGTTATGCCTTCTTAGTACGTCGGCAAACTTCATTGGGCACCTTGCCTGAGATTGCTTGCCGCATCATAAACGCAATACCGTCCTTCATCGACAGCCCTCGTTGTGCGCACCATCCTTTGAAATGCGCCTTGAGATCGGTGGGAAGACCTCGCACGTAAAGGACAGCGTCCTCTTCCCGGACCTTGTTACCGTGTGCCATACGTCGGCAAACTTCATTGGGCACCTTGCCTGAGATTGCTTGCCGCATCATAAACGCAATACCGTCCTTCATCGACAGCCCTCGTTGTGCGCACCATCCTTTGAAATGCGCCTTGAGATCGGTGGGAAGACCTCGCACGTAAAGGACAGCGTCCTCTTCCCGGACCTTGTTACCGTGTGCCATTGTGACAACCTTCTTTCCGTTGGATGCAGTGACGTCCAAGTGGATGGATCATTTTGGGGATCATTAGGCCCTCACTTTCTCAAGCAATAATCGGGTCAACTCGTCGTGAAGATCAAGCGAGTCACCTTTTCCTATCCCGTCGAGCGTCTCCTCAAGGTCGCGTTGCTTTTTCTGGAGTAGCTTGCAGAGCAGATCCTCGATTGTGTCGCGACCAACAAGGTAGTAGGAGTGTGATCGCACGCCCTTCCGCCCACGCCCCAGCCCGTGCGTTCTCGCCTCTGCTTGTAGGTGCTCGCCGGAAGTCCATTCAAACTCGCAGAAGGCAGTGGTGCTCGTCGATGTGCAAGACCAACCAGAGTTTGCTGCCGTTGTGTTCGCGAAAAGGAGCTTGATCCGCTTGTCCTTATTGAATCGATCGACGACACGCTGCCTGGCTTGTCCTGTCACTGACCCGTTGATGAGCACGCACTTCGATCCGTAACGCTTGACGAGTTCTCCTAGGACGCTCCTGTGGTGTCCGAAGACGATAAGCTTCTCATCACTCTCGCTCTGGTAGTTGTCGATCCATTCGATGACCGAGGGGACCTTCAGACGAGCTATAAGCCGCAGCAGATAGCCTTGCTTCACCACCTGCTGGGCTTTGATGGCTTTCTTCGCGAGCCCCGCAGACTGCTTGGTAAGCCATCCAATGAAGTCCTTCTGGGCTGCGACGTATTCCTTCCGATTCTTGATCTCAAGCGGGACGATACTGCGTCCCTGCGCAGGTAGATCCTTGAGCACGTCTGCCTTGCGACGTCGAATCATGCAGGTCCGCCTGAGCTTGCGGCGGAGCTCGCTCAAGTTCTCGGCGCCCTTGTACTGCATTCCCCAAGGCTTTCGCTCGGGCTTGCAGTAGCGTTCCGCGAAGGCTCGAAAGCTGGGGAACTCTGCGGGGCACACGAGATTAAGCGAGGTCCAAAGTTCTGCGGGGCGATTGAGCAGCGGCGTTCCGCTCAAGCAGACGCGAAACTTCGCTCGCGAAGCAAGCAAGCGAGTCAGCTTGGTACGCTGCGCAGAGCGATTGGCAATCTTGTGGCATTCGTCGATCGCGACGACCCTCGGGTTGATCTCTGCGAGGACAGGCAACCAAAACTTGAGGATATCATAATTGATGATGACGAGCGGATGCTTTAGGTAAAACTTCTTCGGGATCGTCTGCCCCTCGAGGACGTGTGATCTCAACCCGAAGTGTGTCCATGCTTCTCGCTCCCAGTTCCACTTGAGATGTGCGGGGCAGATGACGAGCCCCGGGGAGCGATGCGTTTCGGCGAAGAACATGAGCCACTGGAGTGTCTTTCCCAGACCCATATCGTCAGCGAGCAGAGCGGAGCCCTTGAACTTCCAAATGCCTGCGACCCCCTCGACCTGATACTTATGCGGCTTCGTTCGCAGCTTCACAATGCCCCCGCGATCTCTGCAAAGGACTCGCTGACCCGATCAATCGACCATCCAAAATCGATCAGCACTTCGGTCAAAGCGTTGCGAACATGATCGGGTTTACCCTTCCCGCGATCATGGACAGCGTGTACGAGGTCGATAGGGGCTGCGAGCGTCAGCTGGACGACTTGCTTCGCGTCGTCGCTCAACTCGTCGAGGAGATCCGTGAGCGCGAACGATGAGCGGTCAGAGCACCACTGCCATTCCGCGTTGTCGAGCGTACATTCCAGCGACGTGTATTCCTGCAGTAGTGCAGCACGACAGCCACGACGTCGGAAGTCCTCATAGATTTTCGAGCAGACTTTTTGGCATACGTGAGTCCCAAACGTGGCGCGGCTGGGATCGTAGTTGGTGAAGGCTTCTGCGAAGGCTACGTGGGCGATGCCCATCATATCATCGAAGTCTTGGCGATAGGAATGGCAGAAGTTGCGGACGATGTTCGCGATCATGTGGCGAAGGTCGGCGTACACTTCTGCGCGGGCATCTCGCGCCAATGCGACACTCATGGGAATCCTTTCGGCATCAACTACGGGAAAAAGAAGTTGACAAATATAAACTAGCTAACAGGGAGACACAAGCGGGCTAAACCTCGGGGCTCCCCGGGGGTTTTTCGATGATGAGCCAATCGGGCAATTCGTTGTCTCGCATGAGCAGCATAATGCCTCGTTCTTCTTCGGCAGTCGATGGGATCACTTTG